GATGACGTCGGCAGCGTACGAGTACGTCGTGCTCTGCTGTTTCACACCGCCCTTGCCGCCGCTCGACGTGGTGTGCGGGATGCTCTTGAACCCGTTGTACCACAGCAGGTTCACCGGTACCTTGCAGACACCGTAGCAGAGCGGGATGACAGCGCCGTAGCACGACGACTGCAAGGCCAACGCGTCGAGGCGGGTGTCACTGGTTCGAATGGTCGTGCCGCCCATGGCGTTCAGTCCTTCCAGAACGTGAAGTAGCAGACCTCACGTCCGTTGAGTGGTTCGTCCGCGACATTGTTGACGACGACGCCCGTGGTGATGTAGCTGTGCACGACCACGTCAGGTTCGACCAAGATCGCGCCATGGCTGAAGCATCGGCCGAACTTGTACACGGCGATGTCGCCCGGCTTGGGGGTCTGGGTCGGTACCGCGCCAAACGACCGCACGTGGGCCACAAAAAGCTCCTCAGTGCGGTGCAAATGCCAGTCGTGTGCGTAGTCATAGACAGGGTGCCTGACAAGCACGCCTGCGGCCCCGTAGACGCCAATCAGTAACTGGCCGCAGTCGACACCTACGCCCTTGACCTGCGCGTGGTGGTGGTACGGCGTGCCGAGCCAGCTACGGGCCTCTGCGATGACAGCTTCTCGAGTCATGTCACATCACCGTGTTGGCGGTCGGGATGTACGGTTGACCCCGGAAGTGGATGACGTTGTTGAACTTGGTCGTGCAAGTCGACTGCGTGCCATCGCAGCCGGGCACGACGGTGAACGTGTCACCACTGGAAACCGGATTCGGCCACGGGTTGGCTACCGTGATGGTGCCGGACGCGTTCAGGTAGGTCTTGATGGCGCGGCTGATGCCTGCGTTGACACCGGTCAAGCCCACGATGTACCCCTGCGAAAAGTAGCCGTTGGCTTGCGTCAAGCCGGTCGAGAACGTCGCCTTCAGTGCATCGGTCGCGCTGGTGGCGGTCGCAGTGACGGCGAATGTGCTGGTCTGCAGCGTGCAAGCGCTGTCGAATACTGTGTTCAGGCACCCCTGTTGCCAAATCTCGCGCGGCAGTTGCGTGTCCAGCAGCTGAAGCGGGCTGTTGACCGTGATGTCCACGCTGTTGCGGCCACCCTTGATCTCGCCGACTTGACCGCTGAAACAGAACAGCGCACCGACGGGCGACGTCTGACCGATGCCCCAGTACGCCTTGTCGACCTCGATTGTAGCGTTCTGCAGTGCGCCACTACGCACCCACGCCATGAGCGTCAGTCCGTTGATGACGGTGCCAATGTTATCAGTGAGCGTGATGCTCAGGTCATCGGTGGCGATGCCGACCGTCCAGCGGATCTTGCTGCGCGTGATGCCAGGGCCGATAGCCCAGGTGTTGCCGTTGCCGCTGATGGCATAGGTGTGGCCCGACCAGCGCAGCACGGTACCGTTGGTGAGCGTGATGGTGTACAGGTCTGCCATCTCCAGCGGCTTGCCGGAGTTGAGCAACGCCACCAGCGCGCCCGACGAAGTTTCCCACAGAGCTTTTCTCATGATTGCGCCGAGATGAAAGCCACCTTGCGCAGCTCCCACAAGTTGTTCATGAACTTGGACGGGTCAAGTTGACCATCCAAGAAGCGGCAGCGACGGTAGTAGTTGCCCGTCCAGGTCAGTGGCACAGACGCGCCCGGCGTCGCAGCAGCCGTGAACGTCACCACTCCACCCGTACCCAGCGCCCATTCTGCGGGCGCGGTCAGCGCGGACGTCGTGGTGTTGGGGATGTAGGTAGTCGCAACGGTGCCGGTCTCCAACTGGATGCCCCAGATGAAGGCGCCGCTGACGCCGTCGCCGGTGTACGATACCGCGAGATTGGTGTAGCTGTTGGCCAGTCGCATCTGCACGCCAGAAGATGCAGTCGATACAGCCGTCGCAGTCGCGCTGAACCGCCACCAGCCACTACCGACCGACACGGCAGAAGCGGTCACGCCGGTCGGTGCAGAGACTGCGCCCGTCGACATGTCCAGAACGGCCGCGATGTTGCCGGAGAACGGCCCGCTGGGGAACAGCAGTTGCACCCAGCGCGTACTGCCACTGCCAGTCGCCTTGAAGTACGCAGAGAACGTGTACGACGTGCCTGACGTGAACGAGATCGATCGCGTGATGTAGTGACCCGTCGATGCCGTCGTGTCTTCCGCAAATGTGTCGGCCGTCGTGGTGCCGTCCGGTGCCGTCGTGGTGTTGCCGGTCGCGGTCGAAGCAAGCTTCGACCAGTACGCGTTGGTGATGTCTTGTGACATGCCGACGAGGTTCGTACGATCGTAGCCGTAGGACACCAGACCGTTCTTGAAGATCTGCAGCGTGGCGCCCTGGATGTCGTAGACGGCCTCGCTGAAGCCTCCGTACGCGCGCACCAACTGGAAGACACGCGTCGTGCCATCACCCAGCGCGAACTGGGTGTTGGTTGCCGCGTTGTCGTCCGGGTCTGTGAACAGAAACGTGTCGAATGGGCCGCCCACGAGGTTGTAGAAACCCACGAGGTTCTGCAGTTCAGCGTAGGACGCCGCGCTGCGCAAGAACGCGTACGACAGCTCGTAGCTGTAGCGCACGAACGACGTGTCGCGCCCACGGTACTCCCGCAGGCTCGGCGTCGTGCGGATGGCGACCGGCGGCGCCATGGGGCTACGCTTGACGCCGAAGTCCAGACCCGGCAGGGTCGGGTAGACGAGATTGCCCATGTTCAGAACCTTCCGTAGCGTTGTGCGTGGCGCATGACCTTGACGATCTCGTCCTGGTGCATCATGAAGAAGCCCCCGGGCATCGGAGTCGCGTTGATGGACAGGCCACCGCTGGTGCCTTGCGCCATGTCCCGCACCGCGTTGGCTTGCTCCTTGGGCAGCACCATTTCTTCCTCGTGCAGTTGGGTCATGGGGTTGACACCTGACGGAATGTCGTAGCCCCCGCGCGCCGACTTGACGTTGGACTGCATACCAATGGTCGCAGCAAACACCGCAGCCATGGCAGCAAGGGCCAGGATCGGGCCGACGTACGGGATGTCCGCCATGGCCGACGCAGCACCGGAGCCGGCCTTGGCCGCGTCACCCGAGATGCCCGCCATGTTGATGGCCTTCTCCGTTGCGAATACTGCCAGTTTCTTCTCGATGTACTGCGCCAGGAAGCCCGCGATGGCCGACATGGTCTGCTGGAACATGCTGCGCACGGCCTGCGTCCAGGTCATCTGGTGCGTCATGAGCGACTGAATGGTGTTCTGGAACGCGGTACCGATCTTGTTGAAGGCATCCTGGTAGTTCTTAACGGCCTCCTGGTTGCCCTTGATCTCGATCTGCCGCAGCTTGGCGTTGTGCGCTTGCTCCTCGGCCTCCAGCTCGTCGTCCAGCTTCTTCAGCGCGACGACGTTCTTGGTTGGATCCTTGGCCAGCGCAGCCAGTCGGTCGTCGATGCCTTGCTTGACGATGCGGTACCGGGCGTCTTCCAGCCGCTCCTCTTCCTTGATCATCTGCTCGTTGGTGATCAACCCCAGCGTCAGCTTGTTCTGAGCTTCAGCTTGCGCAGACGCGATGGATGCCAGCGCCATCTTCTGGCGGGACGCGGCTTGCTCCTCATCAAGTTGCAGCTCCTTCTGCTTGGTCTCCTTCATGTCGGCAAGCTGGACTTGCCCGGCCTTGCGACGCAGCGCGGTCTGTTCCTCCAGCGACAAGTCAGCGATGCTCAGCTTCTGTTGCCAGAACGCCTCTTCCTGTTGCTTGTCCATCTCACGCAGGTCGTTTGCCTTCTCGTAGGCAACCTTCTGCTCCTCGAGTTCCGCCTCCCACTCCCCCATGCGTGAAGGGGCCTTTTGCTTCTGATCCTTGAGATCTCCCATCTGCTTCTTGCCCTTCGAAGAAGGGCCTGATGCAGCGACTTTATCGCCGTAAAGTCCATCCAGGTCGTTTGCGAACGCATCGGAAGCACCTTTGAAGTTGTCGACCGCTGCGTCTTTGATGTTGACGAACGACTGCACCATGCGGTCTTTCATCGCCACCACATCATCCGCAGCCTTGCTCCAGCGACCGTGCAGCACGTCGTCGATCAGCGTGCCCAGGTTGCCGATTTGATCCATCGTCGAGTTGATGAACTCGAAGATGACAGAGGCCACCGTCTTGACGACGGCGCCAATCGAACGAAACACCAGCAGCAGACCAGTCAGCGCGCCCTTGAAGACGGCAATGACGGTCGGGCCAGTGGACGCAAGGTACTCGGCCAGTTCCGTGAAGACTGGCATGACTGCGTCGCCAATGGTCTTCATGACCGCTTCCATGACCTCGCTGACGTCGTGCATTGCCAGCTTGTACGCCTTGGCCGCAGCAACATTCTTCTGCGTGACGATCAGGCCCAGCGCCTCGTTTTTCTCCTTGGCTTCTTCCAGCACTGAGTTGTTCAGCTTCTGCAGCTTCATCACGTCGTCGACGCTGCGACCAAACAGCTTCTGCGCTGCGGCCGTCTGGTCAATGCCGGGCGCGTAGTCACTGACGACCCGCAGCGCTTCCTGGAAAACCTCGTTGGCGTCGCGCAGGTGCCCGTTGGCGTCCCGCGTCTCGACGCCCATGGCCTTGATACCTTCCTCGTTGCGACGCAACTGCATCGTGAACCGTTGGAAGGTACCGGTGTACGTGTCGGCGTCCGTGCCGATCATACCCAGCGCGCTGTTCAGCGTGCCGGCTTCCTCGCCGCTGATGCCCAGCGACTTGGACAGCTTCAGGACTTCACCCGTCAGCTTGTTGGACTCGTTGATGGCTTCCTTGAAGAAGGCCCCGCCACCAACCACAGCGGCGAGACCCAAGAATACACCGGACACGGACTCGAAGATCTCGCTGACGGCGCTGAGCGACGACTTCAGCGCACCGACGGAGCCAGTGACTTTGCCACCCATGCTCTCCATGGCTTCAGCGGCTTTTTCACTGTGCTCCGTCGCGCCGTGTGCCATCGACTGGAAGCCGCCCAGGATGGCCTTGAACGTGTTGCCGAGGTTGCCCAAGCTGCCCTGGATGCGCTCGGTGCCGGCCTGCGTCGCTTGCGCGGCCGACTCCATGGCGTTGGTTGCGCCGGACGCGTCACCAGAGATGACGACTTTGGTTTCGTTGTCAGCCATGCTTGGGCCTCATGTCGATTGTAGGCGCCTGAGCCATCCGTTGGTCTAGCTCGAAGCTGCCTTGTTCGGGGGACGATGCACCGCCCGACTTACCCCATCCCAGGTACGCGGCCACTGAGTAGTGGACGGGTGGACTCTTGAGCCAGTGTTTGTTCATGCGCTCCAGACGGGGCAAGTCCATGAACTCGTCAATGTACTCGAAAGTCCACCCAGTGGCCGTGATCAGGAACCCGTAGAGGTCGTCCCAGTCGAAGGGTTTCCGTCAGCTTGCGCGGCAGCGGCTTCCACCGCCTTGCGCTTCAGGCCACTGGCGTCCATGACCGCTTCCATCACCTCCTGGAAGTTGCCCACATCCAGCTCGTTCTCGAGGTCAGGCAGTTGGTCTTCCGTGTAGTTGCGGAGGAGCGCGGCCTTGGTGACGTCGATGACGAGCGTGAGCGTGTCGTTGGACAGCTCACCCTTGTAGCCGGCGAGGCGATCCTGGAACTGCTGCAGCGACTTGAAGTTGAGCGGTGGCACGACGAACGTGCGGTCGCCCAGTTGGACGGGGATGCCCTTGTACTTGGGAGCTTGGCTCATATTGGTTCCTGAGAAAAGAAGTGGCCCGGCGAGTGCCGGGCCGGGGTTGCTGGTTACTCGGACAGACCGCGATACAGCACGTTGCCGGACGGATCGGCGAAACAGTCGAAGTCCATCTCGGGCACCATGTAGTCGTCCAGCTTGGACTGGAGCGACAGCTTGGAGGCGAGCGCACGCGGGTAGCGCGTGCTGAAGGTCTTGCCGTTCTTGGTGAAGTACACGTCCAGCTGCACGAGCGGGGCGGCGCCCATCGGCAGGTTCTGGATGGTCATCTGCGTGGCGCCCGGCGTCTGCGCGACCGTGGTCGTGTACGCGTACGAGATGAACACCTGCAGACCCGTGTCGGCCGCAGCGAACGTGTACACGCCCGCAACCACCGAGTACTGGCCCGTCGCGGGCGCGCTGGCCACCTTGGTCATGGGCACGCCGCTGGCGTTGCGCACACCCATGTCCTGCGACCACGTGCCGCCGCTCGGGATGGTCGGCGTGATCTGGTACGGCGACGCCGGGATCAGCGAACCGGTCACGTCGAAGTTGTACGCGAACTTGCCGGTCGACAGCGTCTGGCCGAAGAACAGCGACGAGATCGTCAGGCCGTTCACCTGTGCGAACTTGGCCTTGACGCCCACCTTGCCCTTGCCGCGACCCACGTCCACGGGGAACTGGTTCTGGCCGTATAGTTGCTTGGTGTCGAACGACTCTTCCATCGAGATCTCCTGCGAGACCGCGAGTTGGATGGGCGTGCCGTTGGCGATGGTGTTGCCGTAGGCGTCCTGGAGCGGCGTCGCCCAGATGATGCCGGAGCCAAAGATGTACTGGGACATAGAGCCTCCTTAAGAAGCGAGAATGGAAATGGGGATGATGGCGACAGCCTGCGTGCCCAGCGTGCCCTCGTCGGTCTCGATCGTTCCCTCGATTCGAGCGTAGTCGACAAGGCCACCCAGAGTCTGCACATTCTCCGCCGCGTTGCCAGACAACGCAGCCTCGATGGCGTCGAGGATGGGGTTGATGACAGACGACGGCACCTGATCACCGTCGGTTTTGACGTAGATGTACACCTTGGCATCTAGCGTCCACAAGGTAGGCTTGCCCCTTTCGGTCTTGGCGCTCTGATTGCCTTGGGCCATGAAGAGCGCGGGTTGGTCGGCAGACGGAACGTCGTCCCAGTGCTTCAGGATACGACTGCTGGTCGTGATGCCGCTAGTCGCGGCCAGCAAGTTGAACAGAGCCGCGTAGATCGGCTCACGGTTGATGAGCGGGTAGCCGGGCATCATTCACCTTTCGCGATGTAGTTGGCTGCGTTGCGCAGCTCTTCGTCGACCTTGGGCTCCAGGTCAGCCAGCGCACTGCGCAAGAACGATCGCTCGGGCAAGTTCATCTTCATCTTGTGCGCCTTGATGGACACCTGGATGGGGCTGATCGGCCGACCGAACGCCTGCGTCCGTGTCTGCAAATGCTCCTTGACGTTGACAATGCCGCTGAAGCCCATCTCATGCGGGCGCGCGTACACGAGGTTGGTACCGACCGTGCCGGAGACCTTGTCCGTGCCGGCGCCGTCGACGCGCTGGTTGATGCTGCGCTTCAGCCGACCAGACTGGACTTTCAACACC